CACGTTTCTCTCTCTCGCGAAACGGCCCAGAATGGCGCAGGATCGTCTGGGATTGCGTCCGATGGCTACAGACCAGGCGAGATCGAGCCGAGGCTCGTGACGCCGTCTTGGGGAGGCAACAGCTACGGCCCAGAGATCGCAGCGTGGGCCAAGGCGAACCTCGAGATCGATCTGTTTCCATGGCAGCGCCAGGTGCTCGACGGCGCGTTCCAAGTCGACGACGACGGCACCCTCCGGCACCGATGGGGGCTGGTGTCCACCGCCAGACAGAACGGCAAGACCGTCCTGCTCGCCGCCGTGGTCGGCTGGTATCTCACCCAAGGCGTCGTCACACGAGGCGAGTCGCAGAGCGTTCTCAGCATCGCGCACAAGCTCGACACCGCCGAGATGGTCGGCCACATGCTGTTCCCCGTTCTCGAGGAGCGCTACGGCTTCAAGACATACAACAGCTCCGGCAGGATGCAGGCCTCCAACGGCGACACGATCTGGCGCATCCAGAGCGCCACCCCACGATCTGGGCACGGCACCAGCAACACCCTTCTCATCGTCGACGAGCTCTGGGAATGTCCCGAGGTCGTGCTCGACGCTGGCCTTCTGCCCACCCAAAGGGCCCGCCGTCACCCCTTCGCCCTCATGCTCTCGACAGCAGGCACCGAAGCCTCCAAGGCCTTCATCCGCTGGAGGGAGAAAGGCATGCAAGTCATTGAGCGTGGCCGCCCCGACCGGCTCTTCATGGCCGAATGGTCACCGCCAGCGAACAGCGACCCGACAGACCGAAGCGTCTGGCATTACGCCAACCCCGCCCTCGACTTGGGTGAGCTCACGATGCAAGACATCGAGGACGGCTTCAACAGCCCCAACCGCGACGCCTGGCTCCGTTCCGATCTGAACCTGTGGACCTCCGCGGTCGGCGCATGGCTTCCCCCTGGCACGTTCGAGCAGCTTGAGGTCGACGACCCGATGCCGAACGGTGGCGTCCTCTCCGTCGACGCCGATCTCACGGAGCTCCGGTACGTTGGCGTCAGAGCCGCGGCCCGCGACGACAAACGGCTCCAGGTCTTCACCGAGTTTCTCGCCGAGTCCACTGCCGAGCTCTGGCGCGAGGTCGAGCGCGTCATGGCCGACAAGTCCGTCCGGCTCAACCTCACCCCGCAGCTCGCCGCGATCTGCCCCACCGAGCTCACCCACAGGATGGAGATGGTCGGCATGCGCGAGATGTCCACGTTCACCAGCGTCGTCCGCAACCTCATCCTCGAGGGCATGGTCGTCCACAGCGGGCAGCTCTCCCTCACCGAGCATGTCAACAGAGCCGTCGCAGGCCGCACAGGGGCCACGATCACGCTCACCAGCCAGAAAAGCCCAGGGCCCATCGAACAGGCCCGATGCCTCGTCTGGAGCGTCGGCACCGCAGCCCGCCCGAGCTCGAATGTTCGCAAGCCCATGATCGGCGTCAGCAGTCCACGCTAGTTGTCCACAAGTGCGCTAGCCTTGGCGCCGTGGGTCTGTTCCGCACCAAGGCACCCCCAGCGTTCGGGGCTTCGACCGTGACCGCTGCGGCAGGCGCCGCGGGGAGACCTGGCGCGCTGCAGTCTTACGTCGTCGGGGCTAAGACGCAGCGCGCACTATCGATCCCGACGATCTCCAGGGCCCGTGATCTGATCGTGAGCCTCATCGGCGCCCTCGACTTCCGCACCTACCGGCTCGAATGGTCAGAGGACGAGGAGCGCTACCTCAAGCGATACATCCCAGGCGAATCGTGGATGACCCGCCCAGACCCGAACTGCACCCGCAGCTTCATCATGGGCATGACCGTCCAAGACATGATCCTGTCGGGCAGAGCGTTTTGGTATGTCACCAGCCGCTACCGCACAGGCTTCCCCGCGTCGTTCACCTGGCTCCCCCACGACAACATCAACACCCCGAACCAGGCAGGCCCCGAATGGTACGGGCCCTCCGACGTCATCGAGTTCAACGGCGTCGAGCTCGACCCCAACAACGTCGTCCAGTTCCTCTCACCGAACAACGCCCTCCTCTGGCAAGGCGCCCGCGCTATCGACATCGCCTACCGCCTCGACGAGGCCGCCAAACGCTTCGCCTCCAACGAGATCGCCGCGGGCTACCTCCAACAGGTCGACGGCGAACCCCTCAGCGGCGACGAGCTGTCAGAGCTCTCCGCAGCCTGGGCTGAAGCCCGCCAGAGCAAAGCCGTGGGCGCCCTCAACCAGCATGTCGAGTGGAAAGAGTTTACCTCAACCCCCGACAAGCTGCAGCTCGTCGAAGGCCGCCAGCATGCAGCCATGGAGCTCGCCCGCGTCGCAAACATCCCGCCTTACCTCGTCGGTGTCGAGGTCGGCGGCATGACCTACCAGAACGCCCTGCAAGCCCGCCAAGACCTCTACCTGTTCGGCGCCCGCCCCCTGGTCGACGCGATCGAACAAACCCTCTCGGGCGACAACGTCGTTGCGAAAGGCAAACACATCGAGCTCGATGTCGACGCCTACCTCCTCGAGACAGAAGCGCTCAATGCCATCAGCCGCGACGAGGCCCGTGACATGATTAGAGACGCAGGCGCCAACCTACCCGAAGGGAGCCAGCCCGAATGATCAGAATGATCGCAGACAAGGTCACGCTCGACGCCGCCCAAGGCGAAGACCAGACCCGCACCATCTCCGGCATCGCCGTCCCCTACGGCGTCGACGCCACCGTCCTCGGCGGCCAACGTGTCCGCATCCAACAGGGCGCGCTACCGACCGACGGCCCCGCCCCTCGCCTCCTCGAGGATCACGACACCGGCCGCATCGTTGGCAAGGTCACCGGCCGCGAAGACACCCCCGACGGCATGCTGTTCTCCGCAGAGATCGCGAAGACCCGCGCCGGAGATGATCTCGTTGAGCTGCTGAAGATGGGCGCCCTCGACAGCGTCAGCATCGGCATCAACGCCACCGAATACGACCACCAAGACGGCGTCATGGTCGTCACAGCCGCCGAATGGGAAGAGCTGAGCGTGGTCTATAAGCCCGCGTTCGCAGGCGCACAGATCACCAAGATCGCCGCCGAAGCGGACGTCACCCCCGACAACCCCGAACCCCAACCCGAACAGGAGAACGAAATGCCCGAAGAGAAGACCCCCGAGGTCGTTGAGGCCGCCGAGCCGCAGCCGACCGCCCCCATCTACGCCCAGGCCAAGCGCGAGTTCAAGCTCCCCTCGGCCTCCGAGTGGATCGCCGCCGCCATCGAAGGCGGACACCGCTGGCACCAGATGAACGAGAACATCCGCGCCGCCGCGCCCGATGTCACCACGACCAACAACGACGGCGTCCTGCCCGAGCCCATCGTCGGCCCCGTCTACAACAGCTACCTCGCCCGCCGCCCCGTCGTCGACGCGTTCGGCGTGAAGGCCATGCCAGGCTCCGGCAAAGTGTTTATCCGCCCGTCGGTGTCCACCCACACCTCAATGGCCGCGCAGAGCTCCGAGCTCGCCACGCTCCAGACCGGCGAGTTCCAGGTCCAGGAGAACCAGGTAACGAAATCCAGCTACGGAGGCTACGTGACCGTGTCCGAGCAGGTCGCCGACTGGTCCAGCCCCGAGATCATCTCCCTCATCCTTGAGGACATGGGCCGCGTCTACAGCCAGACCACCGACAACGTCGCCGCAGACGCCCTCGTGGCCGCCGCAGTCGGCACCGGAAACTTCACCGCCGCCAACAAGAATGACCCCACCGAATGGCTCAACTGGCTCTACGCCCAGGCCGCCTCAATCCTTGCCAACGCTGGCAACGGCGGCCACCTGCCCACCCACCTGTTCCTCTCGGCGCAGAACTGGGAGGCCCTCGGCAAGCTCGAGGACAGCTCCGGCCGTCCACTCTTCCCGACCGTCGGCCCGATGAACGCGTTCGGCACCATGACGCCTGGCTCGACCAACATGACCGCCTTCGGCCTCCAGGTCGTCGTCGACACCAACTTCGACAACGCCGGAGAAGGCACCATGATCATCGGCGACACCGTCGGCTTCGAGATCTTCGAGCAGCAAAAGGGCTTCCTCCGCGTGCAGAACGGACAGATCAGAGGCACCGACATCTCATGGCTGGGCTATTTCGCGACGGTCATGCTTGAGGCCGCTCGCTACGTCAAGGCCAACTTCGTCTGACCCCCCTAGGCGCCCGAGAAGGTCTGCACCATGGCTAGCTTCACCATCACCCACCTCCAGAGGGTGCAGGGCTACGCCGTGGTGCAGACCCTCGAGGGCACCGACATCGCCGTCGGTCAGAGCATCACGATCAGCGGCGCATCAGACAACACCTTCGACGGCGCCCACACCGTCATCAGCATCGAAGCCTTCGAGCTGGAGCGCGTCACCGACGAGGGCGACCTCGTCTTCGACTACGACATCTACCACGGCAACCAAGCCATCTTCATCGACGCAGGCGACGACGTAACCCGTGACACCGCCACCGGCACCGTCACCTACGGCCTCACCTGCACCTGGATCGACAACGACGATGTCCTCGAATGGCTTGGCATCGACGCCGCGACCGCGAACGACACAGCCTTCATCACGACCTGTGTCGCCGCGGGCAACGCGTTCGCCTACCGTCGCCGACAGGCCGCGGGCTACTTCGACAGCCTTGGCACCGTCCCAGACGGCAGCGTCAAGCTCGGGACGACCATGTACGCCGCGAGCCTGTACCGGCAGCGCGGCAGCATCGACAGCTTCCAAAGCTTCGACGCCATGGGTGGGGCCCAGCCGATCGCGAGCTTCGGCCAGATTATGCAGCTCCTCGGCACCGGCCGCGCACAGGTCGCCTAATGGCCGCGAGCGGCATCTTCATCTCGACCATCGCCGAGATCAAGACCACGCTCACCGGCCTCGGCCTCAAGCCCGTCACCGACCCGCGCAACGCCCGCCCGCTCACGGTGTTCGTCGAGCTCCCCACGTTCGACGGCTTCAACAACAACATCGCAGACATCACCTGTGTCCTCCGCGTCCTCGGCCCGCCCCCAGGCAACCAAGACGCCTCCGACTACATCCTCACGATCTGCGACACCATCCACGGCAGTTCCCTCGCCGTGGTATCCGGAGCGCCTAGCATCGCTCTCATCGGCGAGCAACAGCTCCCCGCCTACGACCTAACCATCCGACTCAGCACCAGGAGAAACTAATGGCCACCACCGTGTCCCTCTCGAATCCCAGCATCGTCGTCGACGCTGTCGACTTCACCGACCAATGCACCCAGGTCACCGTCACCCAGACGGTCGAGGCCTTGGAGAGCACCGCCTTCGGCGACACCGCCCGCAAGTTCACCTCTGGCCTCGGCAACCAC